ATCTTAGGTATTACGCCATCACGGTTTGATACAACTGCGTTTAAGTAATTCCATTCTGCCGTTGCTGGCTTACCGTCTATCGGCCCTTCAGTAGCTAAAATTCTAGCAGCGTTTTTAAATATATCCACTGGCATATTACCATTAGGATAGAAATGCTGCATCATAACTTTGCCAGTTTCTTCTGCAGATTGACCGTTAGGAACTCTTGGATCAAGAACTTGTGTATTTATAATAGCTAAACGTACCTGTTCTGCTTTGTCTGTTAATTGTTCCTTACGGTCTTGATAGATTTTCTCTTGAAAGAGTGTGGATAAATCATCCCCATCTGAATATGTTTGAAGAACACTTTTCAACTTAATCGCTGCTAAACTAACTTTTCTAGAAACTTGACCATTCTCATTTCCATCCTCTATTGAAAAAGAATTAAAGGTAACATAGTTTTTTATTGCCTCTAACTCTTCAAGGCTCCCTATAGACAACGAGAAATCTTGAAGCATTCTTGTGCCAACTTCTTTCCTAAGAACTTTGGTAAACGCAATTTTTTGATCTATGCTAAAAGTTTGTGGGCCATTTGAATATCTTTCAAATAACTTTTTTCTATAGTTATACCCAACACCATACTCACTAACAGCAGGACTCATTGGGTCAATATCAACTGCTTTTTTAGGATCAGGGTATTTACCAGTGTCAAAGGCTTGAGCAAGTTCGCCAGCTAAAGCAGAAACATCTGATAATCTTGCGTCTCTTAGCATTGCAACAACTTGACCCTTGGTCTGAAAATCAAACAAAGCCAAATTGCTTTTTTGCATTTCAACTAAAGCGTTTTTTTCACCTTTAAAAGCTTGATAGTAATTAGTTATAATAGCAGATTTTTTATCTTCTTTTAATTTTGATCCAAAATGAACAATGGCGTTGGCTGTAGTTCCTACTATTGTTGAATCCCCGAATGTTTCAGATACTGGCTTATTGGTAAACAATCCATTAATTTCTGTGATAGTCGCATCTGTAAGATTAAGCTGTGATAACAAATTGTTAAATTCACCAGCGTGAACAGAAGCCGCTAGGTTCTTTTGAAATGATTCGTCAAGTTCATTTGGCCCATAGCGGTCTATAGCAAGATTTATATCTCTTAATTTCAAAGAGATATTGGTAGTTTCAACGTAATCAAACATCGGCCCTCCACCTTGGACTTCCTGCTCAGTAGGAATTAAGGTGGTGCCAACAGCAGCTTCTAATTTTGCAAATATTTCACCTTGATTAGAGGCCAGCCAGTTTCGTTTGTTTTTTTGAATTAGTTCTTGTTGGTTCTTTAAGAAATTTTCTTGGCTAGTAAACCAACTGTTAATACTTTGATCAACATTTGCTCTACGAAATAATCCCTTAACATCATTAGTTGCATTTTCAAGTTCAACGGGATCTTCAATATTAAATTTAATTATTCCGAGTTCAACTAATTTATCTACATCGTCTGAATTTAAAGCCGCTTGAACTTTATTAAGTAAAGCCATGTTTACGTTAGGATCAGCATCTGCTCTCAAATCTAAATCAGCTAATCCGTTTTGAATAGCCGCAGTTATTACTTGATTTTCAGCAGCGTAAATATCTGAAAGAGCTGCGGCTTGATCAACAGGGCTAATTCCAGCTTCGCCAAGTTCAGTACTAATCTGTAAATTCTCTATTGCTTTTCTACGTTCATTAACATCATCTAAATCAACAAGAAAATCAGTGGATTCAGTAAATGTCCCATCGTTTAAATCTCTGTTGTTATCTAATTTCATTTGATCAAAAGTTAAATTAATCGCTTTGTTTGCAAATTGTGAATTTTTAAGCTCAATAGCATTTTTATTTGCAATAATTTCCTTTTTGTTTCCAATTAAAGTGCCAAGCTCACTATAAATACTTTCGCGCTCTGACGTTGTAATGTTTGATATATGGCCCATAATTCTATTATAGGTAATTAAATCCTTGGCAGTTAAAATGTCTGTGTTGCCATATAAAATAGCCATTCTTATTTCTGAACTACGCCCTGCACCATAAATAGTATTAGCGCTATTCATAATGGTTTTTTCAAAAGCACCTGTTATTCTTGATATGGTAACTGCCCTACCAGCTTTAGTTCCAGAGGCCGCAGCACCAATGATTGTAGCTTCAGAATTAGCACCTGTACTAACAGTTACTTCTTCTAAAATTTTAGTTTTTGCAGCTTCAGTTGTTACTGCTTTACCCGCAGCTACATCAGTCATTCCATGGTCTCTACCGCTTTGACGCGCAATATCTAAAAGTTTAGCTTGGCGATCAGCAGCCGCTTTTTTAATCGCAGCCTTGCGTCTTGCCTCTTGAGCTTGAAGCAATGAAACACGTCGAGAAGCCAAATATGCAGAGCCAGTATCAGTTGTAAATCCTTTAAATTCATCGCCAACAGTATTTGTAACTGAAGCAATGTAATCAGAAAACATAGTTTCAAAGCGTTCAGTCGAGTCAGGCTTGCCATCAACTTCAACAGAAATTTCAGCAGATTTATTTTGCATATCAGTTTCAATAGAATCTGAAAATCTTTGACGAGCCGTAGCTTCAAAAGCTCGCCTTTGAATTGTACCCCCGCCAGAGAACAAACCTTCTATACTAGAATACGGATCGCGCTTACCGTCTGGGCCAATTCCGTACAGCTCAGATTGAGTTATAGAAGCCGCATTTCTTTGACCAATACGTTTTGCATTTTGCGCAGCACGTTCAAATAATAATCCACTAAATTGATCAGCAGATTTAGAAATAGCTGAGCCAAGAATGTCGGAGCCTTGGCTTTGGCGAACAACACCAACTGGGCCTAAACTGTTTTTCTTGTCGTATTTGATTACGCCTGCCATTTTATTGCCCTTTAACCTGTCGTGAATGTATTGCTGAATTGGTAGATTCCAGTAGCCATTGAAGTAAATGCACCAATGTTAGCGGCACTCTTCCTAGCCCTACCCTCTTCCATAACAACTCTTGATTGCTGTCGGTATTCATAATCTTTAGCTTGAGCCATTGTGCTTATATCTGAAAGATCAGACCCAACCTTTTCCCTTTGTCGCTCTAAAAATCGCTGAACAGATTGGGAACTTAAATCTCCGCGAGTGCTAAACAAAGCAATGTTTGTAGAGGTTTGTGACTTTAAAGTTTGAAGCCTTGAAGCTTGCTCTTGCATTGCTGAAGCTTTGTTAAAGATACGAGCCGTTTCAGTATCATACGCTTGCTTTCTAGCGTTTGCTAAAGCAGCAGCACCTTGTTCTTTTTGAGCCTTTGCGCTTCTGCTTGCTGCATATAAGCCAATCATAGGCGTTATAATATTTGCAGCCATTCCAATGCCAGCTAAAAATCCAACCATTATATTATTAACTCCGCAGTAAGGCCGTTTACCTGAAACGGCAGTGGTTCATTTTGAGTAATGGTAACTTGAGGATCGCGGCTATAACCTAAAAGCCTAAACTCTCTTTTGCCTGTTACGCTATCATCAGTTATTAAAGATATGTTATTTACAGAAGCCGACCTAGTATCTACTAAATCAACAACAACAGTAGATATACCTCTTGGTTCACCTGTTACTGGCCCGTTTGGAAGGGCAGAATCAATAGGGTTTGTAGTTATATTAACTGTAAACTTATATCCAATTTCAGCCGTAGCATAAGTTTCATCATATTGAGTAAGGCTAATAGCATTAGATGCTACTGTATGTGTTCCAAGATAATCCTCACGTCCGCTAGAAGTTTTACCAATAACATGAACAACAGTATCATTAGCAAAATCTCCACTTACAGAAGTGCTTTTACTGCTTATAGTATACACTTTGCTGTTATCTAAATGATGAGTTGTGATAAACTCGCATAAGCGTAGATTAGCATCATCAAACCAAACGGCAGCAAACAAGCGATCATCAATAGCAACAACAGAATTAAAAGAACCTTGCGTTGTAAATCGAGTCCACCCAGCACGTTTCTCAGCACGGTTAGAGCCAAAGACCGAACAGACTCCGTTAGTAGAAACAAAAACACAGTATGATTCAGCTTTTTGAAACGCGCCATTAATTACACTCACATCTTTAAAGTCATCAATTAAGTGTGAAGCAATAGTTGAAACAGCCGTAGAAGTATAAGCATCCTCATTGTCGGTATATAGATACTCTCTTACAACTTTGCTTCCCAGTTGAACAAAAACAGTTGCGCCATCTAAAGGCGTAGGCTGAACGAAAGAACAGCCAAAAGGAGTTTGTTTTCTTATTGTAGCATTGGTTGGAGTTATTGCCTGATTAAGAAATGTTGGAACATAAAGCTCCGCAGACGCGGTAAAGACTTGCAAGTCCCTATCTGACACAAGGTATCTAATTGCATTAACATCACCAGTAGCAGCAATAAGATTAATAGAGTCAGCGTCTTCAGCATCACCAATGTCAAAGTTAAAATATTGAGAAGATTTGCTAAACCACAAACTATCTGGCTCTGCTAATGTTCCAGCAAAAACCAATCTGTTTTCATGGAAAGTAACAGCAGCAGGGTATCCACGTTTTTCAGAGAAAGCTTGCTCATTCCAATTTGTAGATGGGTTATGAGTTGAAATATTAACTGAACCGCCACCATCTTCTTGAGAGGATGCCGTGCCCCCAGCAGTAAAGGTAAAAGTATTATCGTCGAGGATGCCAGTAACAGTTCTTGCGCCGTTTATATTTGTAGCAGAAATTCCCCCAACAGCAGAAGAATCACTGAATGTAATGTTTTCACTGCCAGAATAACCATGATTTAGATTAGTAACCTCAACAGTAGTGCTGCCTGTTATTGTTCTAAATGGATTTAAAATAGACAATCTTTGAACTAAAGTATCCACAACATTAGCGTTGACTACAGTAGAACTTACTACAGAAACTATAACTATCTCAGAAGTTCCGTAGCGCACCCTTACGCCAACGTGCTTAGAGTCAGGGTATACACCGCTAGTAACACTGCCAGTTGTGTCCCAGTAAGCCGCGCTTGTAGTTAAAGTAATTCCTGTTCCAGTAACAGCAGACGGATCAAGCGTCATTCCTGATGGGTGATAACTAGAGTAAGGTTGATAAACTTCATTATCATCTGATCGGTTATCAAAGGCATAAGTCTCTACTTTAAAAGCAGTCAAAGAAGTTCTAACAATCATCCTCGGCATAAAAGTTGGGTGACAAACAAACATAGTGTCACCAGATTGTGCAAAGGTAAATTCGTGCATGAAATCATCGTCAAAGGGCAGCGCAGCACTATCCGTATCTGCGGTTAAAGTTGAGACTAAAACTACAGAGGTATCGCTTACAACTCTAAACGCTCTTACTTTTGCGTCTTCAATAGATATAATATATCGCTCATCATCAGAGAATATAAACGGAAGCAATTTATTCTGCATCCGTTTAGACGAGCTTTTAGTTATTCCAAAGTCATATATATTCTTCATGCCAGAGCGTTTAAGAGCAGAACCTTCGGCTCTTACAATTACGTTTTCTAATCGTTGAGCAGAAGAAACATAAATTGGCGTATCAATCCTAGAAAGCGTAGAGGGACTAACTTCACCAAATTGAAAGCTATTTAACGGAACTCTAAACTTACGCATTAACTCAACCTTCTAGTTTTAAATCGAGAAGTGTTTAGCTTTTTAGTAGTTTGAGATTGAGAATGCAAACGTCTAGCCTGCATCATTTGAATGTTTGCTTTTTCTTCCATCATCTTAGCCAAAGCCCCATCCCTAGCAACTGAAGTAGCCAGCACCGCTGCCATAGTGTACTCGACAGCTACAATAAAATATGGAGGCCATATATTTTCGTCTGCTCTAAATACATAATCAGCAACTAGAACATCGTTAACGCTAGTATCGCAGTAAATCTTAGTGCCGTAAGTGTCATACTCAATATTAAAGTCATTAACAGTTACTGCATTTAAAAGCATTAAGTCAGAAGGAAGTTGATAAGCAGCATCAAACCTACCAGTAGGCGGCTCAGTTAATCTGTTTAATTGAGCTTGATTGGTGGAAAAACGCCACCGACAATTAGTTAAAGCGGCTCTTGCTATATCTTCATACATTGCT